ATTTAAACAAATTTGTTCTTGAAAATATAAAATATCATTTAAGATTTGGGATGTAATGTTGTAAATTTTTGGTAATTTGTAAATACTTAGTCCATTATAGTATTATTAACAAGCTTTCCATCATTAAAAACTTCACATTTAATCACTTCACCATTTTCATTATAAGTTATCTTTTCGCCATGTAACTTACCATTTTTATAAGATTTAGTACTTTTTATACTAGCATTTGCTTTTGAGATAAAGTACTTTGTTTCTACTCCATCTCTTTTACCATCTAAAAAATATGCTAACTTTGAAGTAACACCTTTTTCAGTAAAATATTTAACTTTTTCTATACCATCTTTTAAAGAACTCAATTCTTTAACATAAGCATCTTTAGTATTATAAAAATATTTCGTAACTAATGTATCATCATCTTTATAAATTTCAGTTTTTTTATTTCCACCAGGGTACTTTGTTATTTTACTTTTTACTTTCATCATCATCCTTATACATGAAATTGTATCATAATTAAAAAAAAGTAGAAAAGCAAACACCAATTTTTTCATTAGAGTATTATCAAGTTTGAAGTATATAATATGACAAAAGTATGTCCCAGTCAATTTTTAAAGTAATTATTATTTTTTAAAATTCTTTGGAAGTCCGTTGTTTACGAAGAATAATAGTGGTGGGTCCTATGTGACTCGAACACATGACCACTCCGTTATGAGGGGGTTTGTCGTTTATGTCTTAAAGTGTATAATACCCTATAATAGCACCTATTCAAGGGTTATATACTTTTTATAATGTTTTTAATGGTATAATAAATTCCATAAAAGTGGTACCCTTGCTGGTACCCCAAAAGGGAATATGAATGGCTATAAATCCTAAAGACTATCCTCACAAGATTATTACTGGACTTACATCAAATAATAACTACGATAAATTCTTTTATAGGTTTTTACATAATCAAAAAAGATATAAAGGCATAATTGATTACAGAAATAAATCTTGGAATAAAAGAGATAGAGTTGATTATGCAAAAGAAGCTTTCTTAGAAGCAAAAAAAGAAGCTAAAAGCACAATTGATACAGATGCAACAGTTGATGATATTGTTAATCTGTATTTAGAAACGATGCCAGAGAGTAAATACAAGACAAATCGCAAATCTTACTATGACAGAAAAGTTAAGCCCATAATTGGAAAAAAGAAAGCAGAAGATATTTTACCAATGCATTTGCAGAAAATTATTAACGATAACATTAAGGATGGAAATAGCCCAGCGACTGCAAAACAAGCAATCGAAGTATTATCCCCTGCTTTTAACATTGCAAGAGCAAATAGGATTGTAGCTCATAATCCATGCATAGATGTAAAAATCAAAATGCCAAAGACTAAAAAAATTGTAGTTAATGCAACTGAACGATTAACAAATATCTACAAAGCAATTATAAAGTTATACAAAGACAATCCATATTACAGAGCTTTTTTCTTATTGGCACTTCAAGGTAGAAGAAAAGGAGAGATATTAAATCTAAGATGGGAGCATATCTCATTTGAATATGATTATTACTTTTTAGCAGACACTAAAAATGATGAAGAACAAAAAGTATATTTACCACCAAATGTAAAAGAAGCACTACAAGAATTTCAACAAAAAGAGGGATGGGTATTTGAGTCACCAATCAACAGAGGACAAAGATTATCAGATGCGAAGCGACAGACAGCACAACTTAAAAAAGAACTAGGAGACTGGTTTACAATGCACTACACTAGAAATGTAATGGTTTCAGCTATGGCAGAACAGGGAGTAGATGCAATTTACATGAGTGGAGCTTTAGGACATAATGACCCTAATACAATTACTAAATATTTAACTATGAACTACTTGCAAGGCTCCAAAATCGCAAGTGATATGATACAGAGATGATACTATGACATTTTTAGAAGCACTAGAAGATTATACAAGAAGAATACATCATGCACCACTAGAAGAATATCACGAAGAAATATTAACAACTTTTAAGCTCTTTGGAGAATACTTAAATAAAATACCTTCAGACGGGTTTGGAATCATAGAGGGTTTAGAAGAAGTAGTATTTAATTATTATATTAAAAAAAGAGATTACGAGGACTTCAACAGAGGCAATAGCTCAATGATGTTTGAGAGTCGAGATGGAAAAACAACTCAAGGAAAGCAAAGAGCAAATTCAGATATAAATGTGTTAAAAAAAACAAGAAATTTATTACAACATGTTTCTCACAAAGATTATAGAATTATGCAAGGAGACCAGCAAAATAATAGACAAGAAGAGTTTATTCCTAAACCTCCTATGGAATGGCAAACAAAAAAGAACGGAACACAAAAATATAAGAAAATTGAAGATTATAGTTTTATAAACTATCAAGATAAAGAAATTGCATTAAAAGCCTACAATCAGACCATAGCACTTTATGACGAATCTAAAAAGTATCCTTTTGCTGGAGAGCATAGAGTAGAAAAAGATGTATTTAATACTTATTGGTTTTTAACAGCATTAATAAATGATTTAGAAGATAAAAAATTTTATCTATTTGAGAAATCACATTACTATAAACCAGAAAAACCATCAAAGGCAGAACTAAAAAAAACTTTAACATTTATTCGAAATGCCTTTAACATAAAAGGCTCCTTAGAAGAAAAAGAACTCACAGATAACTTATAATTACTACCACTAAAATAAAAAAATCTTTATTTTAGTGGATAGACTATAAAACCCTCAAATAATATACTTCCAACATCTGACGAGATAAATCATAAAACATTGATTAGCTAATCATAACAAAGGAACTTGTTATGAACGACAATTTACAAAAGAGGTGGCTCACTCCAAAAGAGCTTTTAACAGAATTTGGATTTTCAATAGATAACCAAGCAAAAATGAGAATGGATAAAAGAATACCATTTTCTAAAATTGGAAAGTATATTAGATATGACCGGGAAGAGTTAGACAAATGGTTAAAAGACCATGCAGTAGTAAAGGCGGCTTAAGATGGCAAAGAAAAAACCAACACATACAACCATCATATTACAAAAGTTTCTAAAAGGCGAAACTATTATTAGTTCAGATGTTTTTGCATCAAACACTAACCAGTATTTTCCACCTATTAAGGACCAAGGCATTGAGCTAATTGAGTGGAATGACCCAACAGAGGGTAGACACTTAAAGCGTAAACTCAATATGACTGATGAGAACATAGAGAGAGCAAAGAAATATCTCAAAAAACTTACTGGTGTATCAGATGAGCTGGACTAAAGAAGAACTTGAAAAACTACAAGATAAAAACTCTTTTTTAATTCAAAAATCTATCTATGAAGATTTAAAACTTATGAGCGAAGCCGAAACACATTATCTTGTTATGAGAATGTTTGAGTATGTATTAAATGGAGAAATCCCAGCTCTTGATGATAAGAAGCACAGGTTTGTTAAAAGTGCTTTTAATCGTTTTAAAATTGCATATGATAGCGACTCAGCAAAGTGGTTAAAAGCTTGTAAAAAGAAAAGCGAAAATAAAAAAGCAGACTGGCAAAAAAAGAAAACAGATAGACAAGGTAACCCAACTGAACACCCAATATACAAGTAGTTTTATACAACTGTATAGAACTCTTACAACTGTATACAGTTCTTACAAATGTTTAGAGTTGTTACAGAGGGGATAGGAAGTGAACGGTAGTGAACTGAACTATCTTTATCTTATAGGAAAAGAGTTTTATTCTATGAATATAAATATAAACTTACAAACTGTTAATAAGTTTTAATAGAGAGTAAGTAAACACTTTAAAAAGGACAAAAAATGAAAGATACAAACACAGAGAGCTTAACAGCTAATTTAAGAACTATAACAACACAAGACAAAAGACAAATAATAAACGCATTATGTTTTAATGAGGGTGGATATGAGCTAACTAACCCAAATACTTTATTAAATCACTTTGGAGTAAGTACAGATGATTTAATGGGAAATATTGAATCTATCCCAAGTTGGATATTTGGAGCAAATGGCTTTGAAGCAGATATGCAATTAAGAGTAAAAGAGAGTGCTATAAATATGTACTTAGAAAAATACCCACAGTTTGATTTACAATTTAGCAAGTCTATACTTCAAGATATTTTAGAAATGGATTTAGAAGACTTAGGACGAGCCAAGAAAGAATATAAAGAGATGTATAAAACAAAAGATGCTGGTTATAAATTTATTAAGATGATATTAAAGTATAAAGAAAATATTGAGAAATACGGAGTTGAAAGCGTACAGCAGTAATGACCAATAATGCAAGAGTGCGACCTTATATGGATACAAGGATAGTTATTTTACTAGAACGATTGAGAGATATACAAGGACTCTCAATCGGTAAGGTCCTAACAATACTCTTAAATGATTCTAGCGTGTTTCAAAGTTTGTTAGAAAATTACTATGCAGAAGATGAAACACTAGAAAATATCTTTTTAGGACTATTATCAGAGATCGATAAATGCGACAATACAACAAATAAAACAAAAGGATAAAAAGAGATGAATAAGCACTTAATAATGATGGCACTCAAAGAGATACCACAAATAAGTAAAAATCTAAAAAATGGAAATAGTGATGCAAAATCAGAAATGCGATTAATCATTACTGCATTAAGAAATACACGCCCTCAACAGGGAATAGCAACAGCGACAGCAAGTGCATCATCCTTATTAAAAGCAGTAGAAGGAAAAAAAATAAGTGAAGATATGGCAAAGACAATTAAACAGACTGCATTATCAGAGTTAGCAAGTCAATTTCGTGATGAAGCTGATTTTAAAGATGAAAATAAAATAAAACTTTTAGAGGAGTTAATCAAATGAAACAGCACAGAGAAATAATCACGACACTTCAAAAGATACCAAGCATGATAAAAGAGTTTGATAAGCTTGAGAAGTCAATTGCTAATACAGATACGAGAAAAAAGCAAATATCAAAAGAAAATTATCAACTAGAGATACTAAATTTTGAAGCTACCAACGCACCTGATAATGCTCTTATTAGAAAGATTACTGCAACAGGCAACCATCTTGAATTAAGTAAGCCTGACTTTAAACCAGCATATCATAGTTTAAATGAAGTTCAAAGAGTAATTAATGTAATTGGTTTAGATAAAGCACCTAGCAGAATAAAACAGCAACTTGAACTTATGGAACTCTTAGAAGTTAAAAGCTTGTTTCAAACAGCAACAGACTTTTTAGACGATACAAAAGTAAAAATACTTGAAAAATATTTAAAAGGAAAGAAATAATGAATTACAGACAAGCAGGAATATACACAGATAGAAGCACAATAGAACTTAAAACAGAGTTTGAGGATATTATAGAAGCTATGGGAGAGATAGGACAAAACAAAGAGATTACTCATGCCCTACTTGATTTTTGGTTACATGGAAGTGTACCGACAAATAATGATATCTATTTACTACAGCTACATGTTCAAAAGCTATTAAAAGATAATGGAATACCAGCAGAACATATAAAAAACTCTTTAGGTGGAAATGCACCATTAGATAAATACACACTATTCAAGAACGCTTGTTTAAATTTTATTGGAGAAGATTTAACACCGGACTTTAAAACATTAGTTATTGAACCCCTGATTAAGCATTATGTTACGCCAAGTGAAGCAAGTAAAAAACATAAACTAAAGCAGTTAGAAGTAGCACGAAAGACTATCAAGGGGTTATCTCCTAGTATTGATAAGTCTATTGCAGAACTAAGCAAAATAGAGCCTTTCATATTGGCAGGAACTTTTGAAGAAACAATCTTGATAAAGTTGCAACAGATAGAACACTTAATAGTCAATCAAATAGCCACTTCTTAGGTGGCTTATCTAATAGGGAGGGCGGATTGAGAAACTGACAGATTTTTTCTTTTTGTTAATCGACCCCCAGTCACGAAAAAATAAGAACGATTTTTCAAAATATTTGAAACAGTAACATATTTAATCACATATAAGGAGATAATACAAATGCACACGCAAAAAGAAGCCTTGATAGTCTTGAATTGTAGCAAGATGACTCTATCAAGATATGTAAAAGATGGTAAATTAGAGCGAACAAAAAAAGGTCGCAAAACTTATTACGATGAACACGAAGTAGCAACACTTGTTAAGCAGATAGAGGACAATAAAAGTAAATATCGACCTGATGTTCCAAAGAGAGAAAAAAAGCGTATAGAGCTACCAAATGAAGTTAAAGAGTTATGCAAAAATATTTCAAGTACAGAAAATTTAAGCAAAGTAGGTTTTGAGTATCTTGCAGAAACAACAGAGTATTTAAAAAAATCTAATTTGTATCAAGATGCAGATAAAGAAATTTTAGTGCAATATGCTTTAAGCGTTCAAAACTTTTATAAATATCTCTACTTATCAAATCAAAACGAATGTATCTTTAAAAGCGATACAGGAGCGATAACACTACATCCTTTTTTTAAAGTAATGCAACACCACGAAAAACAGATGCTTTGTTACATGGATAGGTTAGGACTTAATCCACTAGCAAGACAAAAACTCAACATAGAAGCAGAAAAAGAACTTACAGAGATGGGAAAATTCTTACTTGGTATTGAATAAATTCTTTAACTATCTTCCATTATAGGCAAAGCAATTTTTGCAAAGTCTTGATGTGCTTTATCGCAAATATTATCTTTTAGTAAATTTCTTAGTTTTATTCCATTATTGCAACACACCCATAGTTTCAACCATGATTTAACCCAATAAGGAATCTCACGATTTTTAGTATTCCAATTATTTACAACTTCACTTGATGTACCAAGTAATTCAGCAAATTTCTTTTTAGTTAGCCCAGCTTCTTTTAATAGCCCTTTAAATTCTTCATTATTCAAATATTTTTCCTTAAAAGTAATTATATGATTATATCATAATAATATTAATAATCATATGATGAGTCCTTTAAGTGATAATTAATAATTAAATGATTATACTTTTAAAAGTTAAACTAATTATTTGATTAGTTATTAGCTAAAATAAAGATATGCAATATAAGTTGCAGTCAAAAAGGATATAAAATGAGATTATCAACAAGTGGAAGAATAGAGAAATATGAGAACTTATCGGAGCAAATAGATGCCGCTTTTTATGGAACTATGGACAGAGTACATGGCTTAGAAGTCGTATCTAAACTATTATCACATGTAGCACTACATGCTGAGTGCCAGGATGACGAAGAATTAAGCAGTAGTGACCTACACTCTTTGTCTGAGCTAATGAGACTTAATTTAAAGCAAGTGTATGTAAATGTTTCAGAAATACGTCAATCCTTGCAAGATAATGAAGAAGTAGAGAATATTTTGAAAGAATCAGAACAAAGTGAAATAATTGAAGAATATTCACGAAGATCACCAACAGCACAAGAAAGCAATAGAGATGATAAAAAGTTTTTTGATAGTTATTTTAAAGATTAAAAGTTAAGTATTTTTATAAAAGTGGTACCCCAAGTGGTACCCTAATGAAAACTTAAACGATAAATTGATTTTTAAAATTCTTTGGAAGTACGTTGTTTACGAAGTTTGTAAGTGGTGGGTCCTATGTGACTCGAACACATGACCACTCCGTTATGAGACACCGTATCTCAACTATATATACTTATCCATTCCCATATATACACCTATCTAACTATGTTCTAATTCTATCTTAATCTATATTTATCTATACTTCTACATACAAAGTGGACACCCAAGTGGACACCTAGCAATATAAAGTAGGGATTATATGGCAATCAACACAAAAGATTACCCAAATAAAGTTGAAAACAATTTATGGTCGAACAAGAACTATACTATATTTTTCTATACATTTACATTTGAAAAGAAAAAATATAGAGGCTTAATAGACTTAGCAGATAAAATCAAGTGGAATAAAAAAGATAAAATCTTCACAGCTCGTGCTGAACTTATGAAGATTAAAAATGATAAAAAAGAAAATATACTTAATGATGGTATTACTCTTGATAAGTACATGGATAGTTTCTTTGACTTGCGACCAGATACAAACACCACTAAAAAACTAAAGAGTCATTACAAAAGATATATTAGTGATATATGTGGAATGAAAAAACTTGTAGATATTCGTCAGCTTCATATAAAAAGGAGTATTAAGTATCAAGAAGATGTAGGTTTAGCAGCTCGTACTATAAAACAAACTTTAGAGGTCTTATCTCCAGCATTTAAAAGTGCTATTGCAAATCGTGTTATATCTTTTAATCCTCTTGATGGAATATCTATAAAGCTTCCAAAAACTAAGAAAATAGTAAGTGAAGCATCTAAAGAGTTAATAAAAATTCATAAAGCCATATATGAAGAGTTTGCTACTGATCCTTTTTATTTAGCATTCTTCTTATTTGCTTTGCAAGGTAGAAGAAAGAGTGAGATATTTACTCTCAAGTGGGAAGATGTGAGTATTGACAATTCTTACTACATACTTAGAAACACTAAAAATAATGAAGAGCAAAAAATATTCTTGTCTGATATAATGAAAAAACAACTTAGCCAAATACCAAAAGTTAGCGAGTGGGTTTTTACATCAAGAAGAACAGGCTCTCATATAGTAGATGTTAGAAAAAGGGTTGGTAAGTTAAAAACTAGATTAAAAGATGATAGCTTTGGTATACACTACTTAAGAAATGTTATTGTTTCTGCTATGGCGGAGCAAGGCTTAGAGTCTATGCACTTAAGTGGAGCATTAGGACACAATGACCCAAATACCATAAAAAAATATCTTACTATGAACTATTTAAAATCTAGTGAAATTGCTAGTGGGGTTATTGATACTATTGTTGGTAAATAGATTTTTTACTATACTTGTATTTCCATATCACTATGGTATGCGGTTGTAGCTCAGCGGATAGAGCACGAATTTCATAAATTCGAGGTCGAGGGTTCAAATCCCTCCAGCATTTCAATTACTCTCTCCCCATTAATATTCGCAACAAGACAGTATAGTCATAATTAATCCTAACTGCAAAATATGGGTTAGAATATTTGTACCATGATTTTATAAATCTATATTTTGTAATACTTCCATCATTCTCATTATTTATTTTCTTTGGATTATAGTTATCTTTTATAAATTCTACCGAGAAACCATAATCTAATATTTGTATTTTAAGTATTTTAAACATTTTTAATTACCCATTCCCCTGCACAAAACAAGTCGATAATATCTCCATTCCCATCAAATTGACGAGTTGTACTTTTATCAATAGAATAACCACGACTATCTTCATAAATCTTAGATAAATAAAGATAGTTACTTATTTTATCACTTCTTGTTTCTATGTGAAAATTATTATCATATATCCACTTTTTTACTCTGTCTGCCATCTCATATTTATTGATAGCATTAGTATATGCCATACCACCCTCATACCATTTTGGATTAAAAACTATCATATTAGGTTGGTCTATTGTTTCATGAACATCTTTAACCTCTTTACCTAAAACTACACTCATCAATTCATTGCTTATTATTAAATTATTCATCAAATACTCCTCGTATTCTATCATTCGCAATATCTGCAAAAGGTCTATTAGTTTTTTCACAAACTCCATCATCAAAGCCTATAAAATTCCTTTTTGTTTTAATACATGCAACTGCAGTAGTTCCACTACCAATACAATTATCAAGAACAATGTCATTTTTATTTGTGTATGTTTTTATAAGGTACTCAAACAAAGCTACAGGCTTTTGTGTTGGATGAAGTCTTGATTGTTGTTTATCTGATTTGAAAGTCAAAACACTTCTAGGGTATCGTTCATCACTATCGTATGTTGTTCTTTTGAAATTTTTCCCATAGTTACTAGATTTAATACATTTTTCTTGGCTCTCTTTTTTAGATACCTTTCTAGCACCTTTGGTTTTGATAGGGTTATATTGTGGTAGTTTTTTATAGAAAACAAGTATAGCCTCGTGAGGTATTTCATCTTTTGAAAATACTAAAATATTTTCATGTGCTTTCATCGGCATTTTACTAGCATTTAGATGTCCTGATGCACTTGTTTTTTCCCATATCCATTCATATCTAAACATCTTCAAGTTTGAACATGCGAGTACCTTATCAAATGGAGCTTGAGCAAATAGCAAAATCGCACCTTTATCTTTTATAATCCTTTCATATTGTTCCCACAATTCAGGAAGAGGAATAATACTATCCCACCTATTTTTAGTTGTTCCATATGGCATATCACAAAGAATAAGGTCTATTGACTTATCTTTTATATCAGACATACCTATTAAACATTCTTTATTTTGGATTGTATTTATTAAGTTATTCATCTTCCATCTCCCTAAACTTTTTATATCTAGCCCATTGTGCAGCTAATTGTCTTTTTACATCCCAAACTATCATTAAATCACTATATACTCTTCTTGTCTCTACGAAAGCTACAACAAGAGGGATAAGTAGAAAAGATAGCCAATACTGAAAATGGATAGATATTCTTTTCATTATATTTTGTACCAAATACTTCTTAGAAATTTAATATCTTCTACCGTTAGCTCCGTTCTTTCTTCATACATCTTCATTGTAGTTCCATCTGCTTTAGAGCATAGAAAATTCAAACCATCATACTTATTTTCATGAGCTTCTATCTCTTCTAATTTTTCTGATAGATAAGGCTTGTCGTGTGCAAACCTTTCTTTATATATCTCTATGAGAGTTCTTGTAATGTAGTTCATTTTATAAAATCCTCAACCAATACTTGATGTAGTATCTTTGTGGCTTGAATATCTGATAGTGCTTGATGAGCATTTATATCTATCTCAAAGTGTTCACATAGAGTTTCTAGTTTATTGTTTTCAGTTTCAAAAAGGTTTAAATATCTAAAGTGTCTTACCAGTTCTAATACATCTAGTTTTTGATAGCCAAAAAAACTATTAAAATCACTACTTTGTGGAGTATCATTAAACCACTCTTTTATGAACTCATAATCAAACTCAACATTGAAACCAGCCATTTGAAACTTACTTTTATTAAGCCTATTTACATATTTATGTAAGATGTTTTTAAATGCTATTTGTTGAAATGATGAACTTGGATAAGATGCTAATAACTCTTCGTTTATATCCATCTTCTCCCGAACATATTTACTTATATATTTTTCATTTTCATAAGTTGCGGTATTTATCTGAAGAAAACCCTCTTCTACTATCTGACCATCTATCTCTATTAAAAAACCAACTTCTCTAAGTCCATGTATTTTAGTATCTAGCCCTGTTGTTTCCGTATCTATCCATATTATTTTTTTCATTTTAGCATCCTTTCGTATGTGCTTCTATAACTTGTCCCAAGCTGATAATGTCTTCTTTATATAAGTTCATAATTTCACATTTTAAAAATCTTGAACTGTTAAAACCAAGCTTTATCGCCATTGCCTGTTTAATGATGTCCTTTTGCTCCCATCCACTAAGTTCTTCAAAAGCATCCAAGGGAGTATAAGTATAGATATAATAATAAAATCCTGCCCACTCTTCTTCGGTTTCTAGTATTGCATCACTCACTTGAGCTACTTGATATTTTGCTAACTCTTTGTTCATCTTTGCTACACTTTTTGATACAGCTTCAAAACTATCATCACTTTTAATATCAAAAGCCATGTTTGTAGTACTCTCACTTTTCATCAACTTCAAGTTATATTTATTGACTTCTGTTGAGCCATCTTCAAATAACTTTTTATTAGTGGCTAAATCAGCCTCTATGTTTTTCATAACTTCAGCTATAAACTCATCATATTTCATATCAACATTCATTTATATTCTCCCAAAAATCAATCGCTTTTATAACAGCGTTGTATCTATCTGTATCTCTTTGCAAAAGAGGCACTTCCAGTAACTCGTTCAACATATCTTTAAGTAACCCTATTCTCCTCATAATTATGTAGTCTGGTATCTCTGGCACTTCTTCATCTTTTCCATACAGGTATGAATTAGCTCTCACTTTCTATCTCCTTTGCTATAAATTTTTTCAACTCAAAAATAATCCCTCTAAGCTTTCTTATCTCAAAAGATTTTTTGTCATAATTTCCATCACTATGGATCACTTCATGTAGTTCTTTAGTGTGATGTCTTACTTGCATTATTTTTACTTCTTTTTGCAGTTCTTGAAAAGTATAGATAGTAAGCCCATCCATAAGTAACAATCCTTGCAGTTTGCTATCTTGATTTATGAGCATTGAAAACTCTTCTTTATGAACATCAAACATTTCAACTTTTAAACCTTGTGTAGCTACATGTAGACGCTCATCATCTTCATTCGCACTTTTAATTATGTTCATCTCTGAAACATTTATAGTTTGAGTAGATATGTGTTTCTCTACATGTAGAGCTTGAGTCTGTTGTACCAGTATGTGATTTTGATTTATGCTTAATGTTTGAGCAACAAAAGGTTTATACTCATCTTGAAGAAGTGGTGCTAATGTTTTTAAAAACTCTTGTATATCTCTAAGTGCCTCTTGCTTTTGTTGAGGAATACTTAGGTTAAAACTAGAGGCAATCGTTTCAATTACATATTTGATAAGTGGAGTACTTTTCTTCATAATATCAAAGAGTTCTTTTGTGTTTCCATCTTTTACCATATCTGCTGGGTCTTTTCCCTTGGGAAAAATTACAACACCACCATATACTTCATGTGAGCATAAAAGTTTACTAGCTTTTAGTGCTGCACTCTTTCCAGCTTTATCTCCATCAAAACAAAGTAAAGCTTGTGCTTTAGCTTTTTTAATAGTGTTACAGTGAAGTTCAGTAAGAGCAGTTCCCATAGTTGCTACTGCTGTTTTTATTCCAGCTTGATGGAACATGATTACATCTAAGTAACCCTCAGTTATAACAAAAGTTCCTTTTTTGTAGATATACTCTTTAGCTATGTTATACCCATATAAGTTACGAGACTTATCAAACAGTGGAGTTTGAGGGGAGTTTATATATTTAGCACCATCGCCTTTAGTTATGCGACCACCGAAACCTATTAGTTTACCTGTATGATTACGAATAGGGAAACTAATACGATTGCTCAACCTTGCATAAGTATTGCTCTTGCCATCTACTGCAACTACTCCACACTCCATTGCATCACTAATATTAAACATTTGTCGGTTTATGTAAGCAATTTGCTCTTTTGAACTTTTTGTAAAACCTACTTCAAAAGTTTTTATACTATCATTTGTCAAACCTCTATCTATAAGATACTCATGCGTTTCTTGGTCAAGGTTTGATAAATAATAGCTATTGATATTTTCCATAAATGTTTTATAGTCTTTTTTATTACTATTTTCTTCATACTCTAGTGAAAAATTTAGGTCATTCGCAATATCTTCAACTGCTTCTATAAAACTAAGTTTTTTGTACTCTTGAACAAAACCAATAGCATCAGAACCCATTCCGCAACCAAAACAATGATAGATTTGTTTTGCTGGACTCACAACTAAAGATGCTGTTTTTTCTCCATGAAAAGGACAACATGCTTTATAATTTGCTCCAGCTTTTTTAAGTTCTAATGAGTTCTCTAAAATATCAACTATATCTATCTGGGCTTTTAGAGCTTCTAGTGATGTTGATTTAATCATTGTTAATCCTATAATTAAATTCAGCCATTGTAATATTTAACTTTTCAGTCATGATACTTGCTGTTTTTGAACTTCTAAAAACATAACTCCCTATATTGTTAGAAAGTTGTAAAACCTTATCCACAAGTTTATAATCTATTTTATAGTAAGCCATTATGTCAGTGTTCTTTTTAAGAAGCATAGATATTAAGCCTGTGTAAGTCATGTCAAAAGTAGAGTCTTTAAGGCTCTTCTCCCATGCCTCGGTAGATATGTCTACATGTAGATTGTAAAGCTCTGCATCTCTTTTCATAAAAGGTAAATGCTTCTTTTTTATTTGAGCATATACTTTTTTCAAGTATTTGTTTTGAGCATCTTCTTTATCCATATTGATATAAAGAGTTATGATGATAAGCCCTAAGACTATTCTTCTATCTAGCTTCATTTTCCAGTACTTCCAAACCCACCAGCTCTTTTACTTTCACTCTCTATATCAAAAAGATATGACTTATGTTCTAGTAGTGTTATTTGAGCAATGCGGTCGCCTTTTTTGATTTCAAACGACTCTACTATGAGGTCTTCTCTATCTGAATATGAATAAGTTTTAAGGCTTAAATCTGCATTCTCCTCATTAAATACATAAGCTATAGGATTATGTATAATCATTTTGATTTCATCTTTATAGTCTAAGTCTATTACTCCTACACCATTTGGAAGTATCAAACCTTTTTTACCAAGTGAGCTTCTTAGCATTAGTTGTAGGTAGTGAGATTGTTTAAATCTTTTTACTTCATCTTTGTACCACATAGTAGGTACATTTGATGTAGGCACAACCTTTAAAAGCAGTTCCTTTAAATCAATACAAACACCAAGGCCTACCAATTTGGTAGCTCCAGCTTCAATCGTAACATCCTCACTAGCATATAAATCTACACAAGCCGAGTACTTACTACCGCGAGTAGGTTTACACCCATCTGTTAATATTTTAAACATTAACTTCTTCCTTGAGTGCTAACCATCTTTTACGGATAACTTTTGTCTTGTTGCTATTTGCTAGTTCGCAAAAGTTGTCTATCTTTGTATCAATTTTAAGAGCCATTAAAGATATAACCTCTAAGGGTGGAGCATCATTTTTTAATACTGGTGCTTTCATAGACTTTTTAATATCTCTAAATCTCTTCTTTTTTGTAGGCTTCTTTATTATGCCAGTAAGTTTACAAAACTCAACTACATCTCTATCTATCTCTTCCATCATTATTTCAATAATATTTTTATCTTCTTGTTTCATACTAATCTCCTCAGATTTATTTTAACTTTCTCGGAAGATATAACCACTTCCACCTCTTCTTAGCACTAGTGTCAAGAACTGTTTTAAGTATTCAACATCTAAAGCAAATTGCTCAAACTCTTCTCCATTATGTTTACCTCTTAGTGCCCACATAATCAATCCTCCAATAGCTTGGCTTCTTCTGGTGTACCAAACATTCTTATTTTTATCCATTTCTCATTCAAGATTCTTCTTTGGGGAGACTCCTCATTTAGTAGTCCTAACCAATACTTATATAATTTTGTATTGTAATAAACTCCTGCATCAGTTCTATTCATAGGTACTGGTTTGTATGATATGTGCAAAGTTTTTACGAACTCACCTTTTATAAGCTTTATAGAGTCCAACTCCGCAACATGTGCTTCTCCGTAAGTCAATGGTTTTCTCCCCACTTTCTCTTTTTAAAAGCTTTTATACTTACTAATACCAAAACATAAAAAGCTATACATGTACCAACTGCTAGATATGGATGAGCTTGAAAATAATTCATGTTTTATATCTCCTCGATTGTGATTTTGTAATTTATATCGTTTGAGTGATTAATTCTTTGTCCATTTACATCTACACGAATAGCACCCTCAATATCTCCCCTGCATATAGAGATAAAAGCACCATCATCATTTTGTGTACCAAATCCATAGCATATAAGTTGTTTTTTCCTTTTACTCATTCTCTTCGCAAATCCCTCATCACTTTCTGCATTTTTATGTGCAGCTATACCCTCACGAGTAATCTCTTTATTTAAATATTGCTTATATACTTCTTTTTGTATTACCTTGTCTTTTACTCTTGCTAACTCTTCTAAAACAGACAACCCTATATCATGCTTCGCAACTTCAAGGTCTTTTACTATCTCATCATCTAACTTTAAGCATGAAAAAGCTTTAGAGATATATGTTTGAGATTTACCAAGAGTATCAGCGAGAGCACCTTTTGTTTCATAGTTACCACTTGCCCAAAGCTTACCAATATGCACAGCAGTTTCAAATGCTGTTAAATCATCTCTTTGTATATTTTCTATAAGTGATAACTCTAAAACTTTTAGATCATCTTCAACCTCTATGATATGAGCTTTAATAGTAGGAGCTTGTAACAGCTGGTGTGCTCTATATCTTCTTTCGCCACTTACTATCATGTATCCATCATCTCTTTTGACTACAACGATTGGCTGGAGTAAACCATCTTGGCTTATCTCTTTAGCAAACTCTTCAAGATTGTTAAAACTCTTTCTAGGTTGTTCTGGATTAGCATACACTTTAGATAGCACCAGTTCTTTAAACGGACTCACTCCGTCTATGCGTGTTTTACCACTTACTACGCTGTTAAGCTTGTCTAAGTTCATCTCTGAGTCCTCTTATCTCATCTTGTGCTATTTTATGTGAAGTGTCAAATACGCTAGAGCCAACACCAATAGAAGTTCTATATATCTTTCTACTTCGTATAACAGTATCTAGGAGTTCTATGTCTGAGTTATTTTGTATAGCTTCTTTTATGATGTCAAAGTTTTTAGTAAGTGGGTGTATGTTGTTGAGAACCACATAGGCTTTAGTATCAAGTACCATATCTGTTAGTATATTTTCAAAAGTTTTAAATCCTAAAACTTCTGTAATGCTATCTGAGATAGGTACTACTACTTTGTTACTCATATCAATAGCTGTTCTGTTGATGTCGCTATCAAAACCACCAACATCAACTATGGTGTAGTCTGTTTGTTTTTTTGGCTTTAACAGTACTTGCATAACTTCTGCTACTGTTTTAGGTTGAAGTACTTCAATAGAATCAACACCACGAATTTCATTTATAAAAAATAATGTTTGTTGAAAATCTAAATCTACCAAAGTAACTGTTTTACCAAGCTCTCTAAATGCAAATGCTAAGTTCCAAGCTATTGTGCTTTTTCCAACACCGCCCTTTGTGTGTCCTACTGTAATAATCATCGCTAACCCTTTGTATCTGAAATTATATTAATATGTTTGATGTTAAGTGGTATGTCAATCTGTACCACTTAATCTACCAAGCTCTCTTGTTTTTCCCTTGGGAAATTTCCTCATTCGTTACTGTTGCATACCTAGCTGTCGTGGCAATATCTTTATGCCCTATATCTTGTCGTATATGCTCCAGTGATAAACCAAGTTGATGAGCAGTAGTGATATAACCACTCCTGAAGCTGTGAGTGCTGTAAAGTGCTCCAAGTGTTCTATGTATAAAAGTATTCATCATAAGCTTTAATGCACTTACCGTCATAGGTTTATCTGAATTATTTTTAGCAAATAGATAACATCTACTTTGTGGCAATATCTTTTTTAGGAGTTCAGCTTGTTTGCGATTTGAGTCAAAGCTAATAAGTCTTGGCTTATCAGTCTTCGTATTATTTGTTAAAGAAAATTCATTGTTTTCTATCATATACTCAACATCATCTACATGTAGAGATGTTATTTCACTAACTCTACATCCAGTAAGATATAGAAGTGTAAAAGCTCTATATAGTTTTGCTTTTGTTGTTTCTTGCATATCGTAAGAGTTTTCAACTGCTCGAATAAGCTTTTCATACTCTTGTTTAGATATAGGCTTCTTGGCTCTTGCTGTTCCTTTTGGTCTTGCCATGACTTACTCCTTGCTTATTAAGATTGCATGATAAAGAAAAGCCTCTTCATCTACTTCTGATGTTAAGAACCTAAATCTATCCATCTCATTAAAGTCTCTAATATCTTCAATATCTATAACAATAGAGTCTATTGTTTCATCAAAGTAGATATATTTTCCATCCTTTTTATCTGAGTACTTAGTAAATAAATCATTGCTCGTAATAGATAATGCTTCTTGGTAATACATATTGATTTTCCTTTTACTTTTTTTTAAGCTATAATTGCTCAATCAGTTGTATTAGCTCCAACTAATACAACCTGTTAAACAATCTTCTTTAGAAGTATCTGTTAGCTAAAGTCTCTAGTGTATTTTCAAATCTTTCTAAGAGACTGTTAGTTTTTTTTATTATTCTTGCCATAATTATTTACCTCCCGCTTCTGTTTTTAAAAATTCTATTAATATATGATTATCTGTTTTTATAATTAATTCTTTATTTTGAGTTACTTGACCAATTTGTTTATAATCTCCAAACTCTTCATTTCTTTTATCCCAATACACTACACCATTACCAAAGCATCCATGACCTAGATAAAATCCATTGTTAAATCTATTTGTTGTTTCATAAAGTGGAATATCTGGTTCTCCTGATGCTGTGTATGTATGAAGAACTTTATCAACCAATAAATAACTATCTCCATCAAGCATGTCATTAACAAATTCTCTATGCCAATCATCAAACCCACCAAAATAAAAAATATTTTCTCTTACCTGTTTTGTATGTAGAGTGTGTACTTTCATAATTAATCCTTCGTTGTTTCAGCTTCAAGATAATTAATTAAATCTTGAATATTTTCATGTACTGTTAAAAAATGTACTTTGCAATATCTATACACTTTACTTTTACTAAACTCTACATCAGTTAGATAACCAGCATTTGAAGTAGCTATTGTAATGCTATCGCTAGGAAACCTCTCTAATTTTTCAAGCAATCTTTCTAGGGCAAACATATAAGACCATTTGTTTTTTGTTCCACATACATCCGTATCTGTCATTTCTGTTAATCCTTCTAAACCTTTTAAGTCTTTTAATAAAACTTTCATATATTTTCCTTTATCTTGCTTATTTGCAAGTTATATATTGAAATCTTTCCATAATGAAACTTAATAACATATTAAAATCTTGCAAATAAGCAATATTTGATATGTTTTCTTGTAGAAATATAGACATTTAGCTAAAATATAGACATGAATATAGAAAAACCTACAATAAAAGACATATCAAACTATGTCAAAAAGAATGAGAATACAATTAGTGGATGGAGTACTAAACAACCTGCTCTATTAGAGATAGTGAAACTTGGCTCCTTTTGTAAAAAAAACAACATTGATGTTGAGAAGATTACAAAATTAGTGGAGCTACAAGAAATTATAAAGAGTAAAGAATGAGAAGATTAGCCATTTTTTTAATACTAGCTGCACAACTAGTAGCTAGTGATTATAGTTATACTCACATACAAATAAAAGAGATGGCATCTTCTTATAGAGATATAGTTAATAATAAACTTAATCTAGCCCCATCAAACACATCGCTATTCTTACAGGCAAATGAATTTAGAGGTTATATTGCATCAACTCTTGACTCAAGTATAGATTTTAAGGCATGTAGAGAGAGATTGACTCTAAACCAAGTTACATATAGAACTGCAGTTGTTATTTCTTCTTCAAAGATTAATACATCAGCAATAGTTCCAATCAATGTATTGGTAGCGATACAGATTGTTTGCAAATCTACTAAATAAAAGGATAATCATGAAAATAATATTAACAACACTACTGTTAGCATCAGCTCTACTTGCAACTGAACTCCACCCCCAATGTGCAAAGCCAATAGGAAATGCAAACGCAGACTTATATAAAGCATGTATAGATGATTTTATAAGAGAACACAAACAAAAGCGTCAAGAACATACTAAAGCTGTAAACAATGCCATAAATGAATGGAACGACTTTGTAGCTGTGAGAAATGGTACAAAGAAACAAACGAGAACTTTTACTGGTTCAACAGGTGTTCCAATTGGCGGTGCTCATACAGTTGGACATTCGGACGAATCAAGGGTTACAACAGGGTTTAAGTTCTAATCATAAACTCTACAACACTTCAAGACATGCTTAGGTATGTATTGAAGTATAAAAAGCCCTCACAGAGCCTTATATAGCCACTTCAACACACAAAAACCACACGAAAAAGCAAAAAATCGCACCAAAACCCGAGTCGCGCATCTTCCACTACCACCACAAAAATCGCCGCCATTTGAAATTTTTTTGGCTCTTTTTTGAGTTTTCCAATTTTTTTAAAGATGTCAAGGATTTTATGATAGCAATTATATAAATAAGGTTGAACTTTAGTTGAACTCCATGAAAATGAACATTTTTACGGAGGGAAATGGTGGGTGAGTTTGGTTTTGTGAGATATATCGGAATGTTCGGGTTTCGATTTGGTGGTTTTTGGTAGCGACATTGATGTCGTGAGCAAAATATCAGCATATTGTTAGCATCAAAAAGATGCTCATAAAAGTTGTTTGATGTGGCAAAAACATATTTAATTATTTATTTTAATATGTATTAATACCCCTATTTTGTGGGGTTTGGTGCGTTTGTTTAAGGTTAGAGGGCTTTTTTGTGCTTAAATGGCTTAAGGTTAGAGATATTTATGTGGAATGTTTATATGTATCTGATGGTATAAATCTATTATCTTAGCGCATCTGTTTGTGTAAAAAACTGCTTTTTCGTTTTGATATCCGCAGGGGCGGGGTAATTCCCCAAACCAATCTCTGTCTGAACTATATATGTGATATATGCCCTATAAATATTTGAAATACAGTCAATATCACATAAATGATGCTATCTCAAAAAAGAGCTAAAAAAATTTCAAATGGCGGCGACTTGTCGCATGATGTGTGGTGTCATTTTTTTAATTTATTATTTTTTTGGTAGTCCATTTTTGGACTAGGTAAACCGATTTTATGAAGAGGGTAGACCGAAATCGGTCTCAATTATATTATTAATTATCCTACTCCTTTTTCTAAAGAAAAAGAAGTATATATACGGACACTTTTTTATATCTTTGACATCTCTTTAAATTGCTCAAGTCTTTTTATTATTTGTTGCACAAATTCATCAGGAGCATAAGAGATTAAACTTATGATAGTCTGTAAATCTTTATTTGATTCAATCATATCTGCAATAGCAATATCATCATTATTTAATCTCATAGATCCTTTACCAGTTAAAAGCCATGTAATGTTTATATCTTTATCTTTTAGATGCACTAGTAAAGTTTGGATAACCACTTTCTTTTTACTTGACCAAGATTTTAAAGTATTGTAATCTAAATCTAATAATTCTCCTACCTTCTTATTGGTGGAAACTTCAAAATACTGTTTTAATCTACCCATAATTTCATTAAATTCGTACATTTATTATCCTTTTATTGACAAAGTAGTATTTTTTATACTACAATCCTTATCTAGTTTAATCAATTATACTAGAAAACAATTGATAAAGGTATTAGAAGATGGAAAATAATTTTGAAACAGTAGAATTTATACTACCTGTAGCAAAGCCTGAGTTAGCGGAAATACTACAAGTATCAGTTGTAACTATTGATAGGCTCATAGCTGCTAAGAAGTTACCTCACTTACGAGTAGGAACATCTATTAGATTTACTAAAGCTAACATAGAAGAGTTTATTTCAACAAATACTAGAGACTCAAAAAAAACAAATAACGGCGAAAATTAATGACTTACACTATGCTTCTCAATTTAGAGAAAATTAATGAATGGGACTTAAGTAAGACTACTTGTTTTGTTATGGGTGTATTTGCTGATTTAGAAAGTTGGGCTATAAAATATAAAACAAATAACGGCGAAAATGATGATTTTTATTATTTACTTTATCGAAACAAAATACTTAAAGATTTACCTTTTTTAGGTTCAAAGAGTTCTATATCTCGTTCGATTAAAGAACTAGAAGATAAGGGTATTATAAAATCAATCAATAAACATTCTAATCCTGCATACTGCTTAACTGAAAAAGGGCTAACATGGAAAAGAAATTCTACATCTAGTGAACCAACTCAAAAGCAAATTACACCTAAAACTAAAAAAAGTACATTATCACTTACAAAAAAACAAAGATTTGATGATGCTCCTTTGGAATATCAAAAACTAGTGTATCAAAAAGCTAATGAACATTGTAAGGCTAATAATATAGACACAAACGAAGTTCAAAAATGTATAGACTGGCATGTCTCAAAAGGAAATACTTTTGTAAATTGGTTAAGTGCATTTAGGACATGGTGTAGAAATTTGAAAAAATACAATCCAAATGATGGCGATAACACAACTTTAGGTGGTATGAGTTTATGATTAGATTATTAGATAACTTAGTGTTGTTAAAAGAGATAGATGAAATTAAGGGGGTTAAATATAACTCTACAAAATTAAAAAAATTATATCCAAATAAAATAGTTGTTATTAGACATACCTCATATATTTATAGAGATGTACTTTGTCAAATTGCTCAAAAGAATGCTACTCCACTAAATGACTACATACAGCTTGGAGAGTTCGTAGAACATGTTTGTATAAATAAAAGTTTAGTTAGAGAAAGAATATCTTTTATGGAAAAAACAGGTGTTAAATTTTTTGATTATATTATGGTTTCAAATATCCAGTTTATACGACTAGATGATGAGTTTAAATACCTACTACAAAATTTTCAACCTTTTTTAGCAAACCTACAAGATGCTGGTAATTTACTTCATTGTAAATTATTAGGTGATTTAAAAATAGGATTTTATTAATGCAAAATTCACAATGGTTAAATACTAAAACACTACAAGAAGAGTTTGGAATAGCAGAGAGTACTCAAGCAAAGTATCGTGCTGAAAAAACTATACCCTACTCTAAGATAGGTGGGTTTATATTTTATTCCCGCGAGAAAATATACCAATGGTTAGAGAGACATAGTTTTGAAGCGGAGGGTTTAGTTTATGAATAATATAGAAAATATCAGAGTATTAGTTCTTGCGTCATTATTGACTGTTAATGAATTTGGAGCAATTGACTTAAATATAGTTATGTCAAGTGGGATAAATAAAGAGTTCTTTGAAGATGAATCTCAAAGGGTTATGTTTGAAGTGATTAGCGTTTGCTATGAGGGAAATATTACTTATGATGATGGTATTATCATGAACTATATGAAAAAAGCAGGGATATCAAATCCTGAAAATATAGTACTTAATATTATGGCTCAAAAACAAGTACCTCAAAATACACTCTTAGAATATATAGCATTTTTAAAAGAGTCCTACCATAAAAAAATGCTTCATGTGTTAAATTCAGAAATAGCAAATATGCTTCAAGATGAAAATCTAAGTGCTGATGCAATTACTCAAACTATGCAAAATACAATAGATGGTTATGCCAGTTTAACTAAAGGTAATTCTACTAAAAGATTAAGTGAAGTTAGAAAACTAAGAAAACTACAGCCCCCAGCTCAAAGGATTAGAACATACATACCTTTTATTGACACGGTTCTTACTGATAAGCATGGAGGTAAGGGTATTAGAAATGAGGGTTTATTTTTCATAAGTGGTAAAAAACAAAGTGGTAAAACTTTTGTTCTCACAAGACTTATAGAGAATGTGTCGAGAGAGCATCCTGTAATGTTTGGAAGTATGGAATTTGGACAAGATTTATATGATGAAAATATAGAACAACAACAAGAAGATAAACATTTTGAGGGAAACATAGAAAATATATTTACCTTTGATGATATTTATGATGTTAATGCCATTATGGCTGAGATAAGACTTCAACATAAGCTTTATGGAATTAAGTTAGTTGCTCTTGATAGTATGATGAGAATGACAAATAATAATCCTGACCTTAAAACAGATGAACGAAGAATATCTGAGATGTTTTCAAAACTTGGAAAACTTTCAAAAGAGTTAAAGATCCCAATTATTGTAGTAGTACAGTCATCTAAAGAGGATTTAAAATCGAGCATAATTAGTGTTAAGGGGAGTATGAACGCAGACCATGAGGCTTATGTATGGTTTCATCTTTCAAAAACAAAACCTAAAGAACCTGATGATGAGATGAGAAATGTTGTATGGAATAAAAATAAAGATACTCATAAGCACCCTATTCAAACTTTAATGTTTGTTCCACAAACAAGTGATTTTTATAGAGTTGAATTAGATGAACATGGTAATGCTGGTAAAGCCCTTGATAAATTTAGAAAACCACCTGTAAAAGTAGTTGAAACAACTTATGAAACTATACCTAGTAATCAAGACCAAGGCACTCAAGATACTTTTGATATGCCCCAATTTTAGGAGATATGATGAAAGCAAGTGAAAAAAGAAAACTTAGAAAAAAAAGAAAAGCTAGACTAGAAAAAGGAGAAAAGTAAGATGAAAATTAAAAAGATAAATGCACATACAGTTAAACTAGATGGACAAGAGTTATCACTAAATGATAGTGAGAAAATAGTTAAAAAAGCTGGTACTGACTACTATATCCATAAAAATAAAAAACAAGATGAGTTTATTATTTCAGAAAATAAAAAACTTAAAATGTATAAACTAGTTGGTGGTTTTCACTATGGTCTTATTCCTGAAGAGTTTACAACTATAAACAATATTAGCAAAAAATCCTCTAAAAAAATAGCTGGTATAAATCACTACTCTATCTGGAGTAAAAAACATAGACCACTATGTGAACCAGAAGGGATGGTATTTATTCCTAAACTAAAGATTTGGATAGATATATATCTGCTAAATGCAGACCATAAAGTAAATGGCTCATCAAAAGCTAATGCGATTATAGCTAGTGGAGATAATTACAATGGTAGAAAAATACCAGTAGATGAAGAAGACTTAAAAGGTAATGTTGTAGATGCCATTGCTTCACATCATAATAAAAGACTACTGACTCAAAAAGAGTTTAGAAAAGCTATGTATGGTGTAAAAGAAGGTTTGAGTGCTGAGGACTTAGATGATGGAACAACTAAACATATAAAAGACTTTGTATCAAGATACGGGATAGAACAAGCAACTGGTGTTCAATGGATATGGAGTAAAGATTTATATAATTCTAGTGATAAGTTAAGGGTGCTTTTGGGTGGCGCTCGTGGCAGTGGCGTGCACGCAGGTTCTCGTGCCTCGGATTGGAGCTACTATGTTTGGAACTCGTACTGGGACATTGGTGTGCGTCTGTCATGTGACATGAAACTTAAAAATGAAGCGAAAGCGAATTTAAAGACAAAGGATAAATAATGGCAAACATAGGAATAGTTTATAGAGATAGTTATAAAAAAGAGGGTAAAGATATACCTATAATCATGTTAGATATTCGTACTATTAGTATTAGAAAAAAGTTTACTATCAGTGTAAATAAAAATAAATATCCTGATGGTGTAGTTAATGATAATATAGTACAGGGTAAAGAAGACTATCCTGATTATCATATTTGGTGCAATATGGCAAATCGTGGAGAGACTGGAAGAAGTGAAATAGTTGGAAGTATTAAAGATGCTGTTGCTGAGGGTAGCGGACTCAAATATAAAAGATGTAAAATATTTGACCCTTTTATCTCTGAAAAAAACATATATTTTACTTTATTTAGTGTTGATGAAGATAAAAAAAGAGATGCTTCTCATGTTTATAATGTTGTGGCTCAACCATATCAAAAACCACAAAGTGAGTATAACAATACTCAAAATGAACAAACAGCACAGCCTAGCTATGATGGACAAAATATTCCAACTACATACGAAACAGTAGATAAAAACAGTGTACCAAGTATAGATGTTGATGAAGATGAGATTCCATTTTAGGTTTTAACAAATGAATGAAATACAAAAAGCTTTAGCTGCTAAAAAAGCAGAACCTATACGACATGCTTTATGTCGTAAGGATTTACTTCATTATGGTCGTTATATATTTGAAAAAGAATATGAAACTCCACTTCTTGAAGCATGGTATCACGAGCTACTATGTAATGCATTGATGAAAGTAGCTCACGGAGAAGTCACTAGACTTATTATAAACATACCACCAGCCTATGGAAAAACAGAGTTTGCAGTAAGACTTTTTGTGTCTTGGTATCTTGGTAATTTTCCAAAAAAAAGAGTTATTTATACATCATATAGTGATGACTTAGCTACTAAAACACCTGCCGAAGTTAAAGAACTTATCGTATCTCCATCTTATAAAAAAGTATTTAATAATATTAGTCTAGGTAGAAAAACAGCAGATAAAGAGTGGTATTTAGAGTCTAAGGGTGGTATGTTTTCTACTACTGTTGGTGGAGGTATTACAGGTTTTCACGGGAATATAGTGATAATAGATGATCCAATGAAAGCGATAGAGAAAAACTCTAAAGCTACAAGAGACTTAGTTACTAATTTTTATAAAGGTTCTATTACTTCAAGACTTAGAAAAGATGACCCTAACTCTGCCATAATAGTTATTATGCAAAGGCTACATGAAGATGACTTAGTTGGGTATCTACTTGAAGAGGAGCAAGATATATGGACTCATATAAATCTAACAGGGATAAACCCTAAAGAAACTATATATGATTTTTTTGATTATTACTACAAGCGTGAAGCGTATGAGCCTTTGAACCCTCACTTTGAAACAGTGCAAAAGCTGGAACAACAAAAAAAAGTAATGAAAGAAGATTGGTATTCTCAATATATGCAAGACCCTAGAACTATTGAGACTGGGTATGTAAGTGATAGTGATTTTGTTAGTATAGCTTCGTGGGAACTTAGTGAGGATAATAAATGTATCAGCATTGACCCTGCTCAATCAACAAAACAAACAAGTGATAATAGAGCCATATCTTTAGTTGGAGTAGCACTTTCCCCCGAGAAAATAGAGCTATTTAATGTTTACGGAACATGGTTTGGAAAATGGGGTAATGAAGAATTTATAGAACAAATCATACAAGTAATGATTGAAAATAGTGGTGTACCTGTATTTATGGAAAGCAGTGGTGGTGGTATTATTACAGAACAATATCTCAAAAAAGAGATACAAAAAGTAAATTACAAACTTAAAACTGAGGGTAAATCTATCCTTACCAATAGAGTTACCTTATTTAATCCAAAAACAAAAATAAGTAAAAATCAAAAAATTGACCAAAGTATTACATGTCTGCAAAATCATCAAATTCGCTTTGTTGTTGGGGGTCATGGTCAAGAACAAGTAAAAAAAGAGTATCTAGGGTTTCATCCAGAAAAAGATTCTAAAGAAGATGACTGTATGGAAACTATTGCTAATGTAGTTGTAAATAATTTTGTATCTCCAAAAACTAAACCCAAAGATAAAACTATCAACAATCCAAGCGTTATGAGAAATTTTACTCAAAGAAGAATTGGTTGGAGAATTTAAAACTACCAAATAGACATACCACTTAACACTTTTTAAAAAGCTAAAATTGTTTTCATAATCAAATCAAGGAATTTTATGAGAACTGTATCTATTGACATCTCTAAACTAAGACTAAATGTTGGGGATAAAATAACGATACAGTTGATAAACAGTATCGGTGACTTAGCTACAACTATTGATGGATATTCACTTGATGAAGAAATAACTTTAGATAGTGTTTTTTCAAAAGAGTTGATGCCAACTCAAGATATAGATTTTATATCAACCTATAAGTTGATATTTCCAAATGCTTCATACATAAACTTCATTGTACCAAGTACGAACACTACTGCTCATGACTTATTATCTCTATTTAAAATGCCATGTACTGATGGGGTTATTAATAAAGACAACTCTCTAAGCAATAGTTTTATAGCAAAGTTGGATTTATACTTAATAGGTGAAAGTCCAAATTTTAATGCTAATGAATTAAATATAGTAAAGCTATATGAATATTTTGCAGATGAAATTATATCTGATACCACCAAAACAATAGACATCATGGAAGTGATGGATAAATACTTAACAACAATAGGAGTTTAACAATGGGTTTTATACAAAATATGAATGAGCTTTATCTATCTTTAGATAAATTACTTTTGCTTCACGATAGTCTTGGAACTATTTCTTTAACTGATAAACAACTTGCAGATATAGCAAATATTCAGAACAATATAGATGTAGTCACTTCGGTAAATGATAATAATGCAGATATAACTGTTGTTGCTCAAAATCTTGCTGATATTATAAATGCTAGTAAAATAATAAACATGACTGTCTCTACTGGTGCTACTGGAACTTCAGTTTCATGGGATGCAAATACTTCTGTTTTGACTGTTCCTATTGGCGCTACTGGTGCAACTGGAAATAGTGGTCAAGATGGCAACGATGGTATAAATGGCTTAGATGTAGACCATGTTTCTAAAACAGACGGAACAGGAGAAAGTGGTACTACTGACACATACACTTTATGGCAAGACTCAGATGAAACTGTATCACTTGGGACTTTTGAAGTTTACAATGGTGCTGATGGTGACGGTGCTGGTGACATGTCGAAAGACACATACGATACTAGTGATAGTGGAGTAGTTGATAACTCTGAAAAAGTAAATGGACTTACTGTAGAAACTGCTGTGCCAGAAAATGCAGTTTTTACAGATACAGTTACTTCTCTAGTTGATGCTCTTGACTCAAGTTCAACATCAGAAGCATTAACTGCCAATCAAGGATTAGTTCTAAAAGGATTGATCGATAACCTAAATAGTTTAATAGCAAGTGATGATACAACTCTTGATGATTTACAAGAGATAGTTGATTTTATAAAAATAAATAAAGATACTTTAGATTCTTTAGCAATTGCTAGTATATCTGGTTTATCTGATGCCCTTGATGCCAAGATGGATGCAGATGCAGTATCATCATCTGTTGATTTTAAAAAACCTAATACTAATGTTCTTTTTACAAAAACAAACCCAGCTGATTTCACTATAGCAGTAGGTTTTAAAGTTACAGTTGGAACTACTGCCGTAGAGATAACAGAAGAACAAACACTAAGTTTAGATGACAATCTTGATACAGGGACAAAAGAGGCTGGTACTGACTACTATGTTTATGCAAAAGCAGATAGTACATTTTATATTAGTGCTGATAAAACTATAACAGCTGATAGACTTATTGGTGGTTTTCATTATGGTTTAACCGCTGAAGATGAAGCAAAAACTGGAAATAAAACAGATAATGATATGGTCGCTATTCGTGGTATTAACAAATATTCATTTTGGGATTTGAAGTTTAAGGCTATTGCTGGAAATGATGGAATGGCATTAGTTGGCACTAAGTGGTATGACATATATTTAACAAATAGTGAGCATATCACAAAGGGTACTTCAAAAGCTGGATTACTTATATCTGGTGGTACTACAGATAACGGTCGTGGAGTTCCAAAAATACCATTAGCTTATGGTGGTGATGGAGATGTTGATTATGGAAAGCTGACTTGGTTTCAAGTTTGTGAGATTGCTAAATCACACGGTAAAGAACTTATAGACTATGCAGAATTTCCAACTATTGCCTATGGTGTTGATGAGGGCAAATCATCTGATACTGATGACTATGAAACAACTGCTGGAAAAATTGAACACTACTCTCATCTTACTTCAAAATTTGGTATTGAGCAAGCTACTGGGGTTCAGTGGATTTGGGGTAAAGATGTTGGCGGTAACAGAGATGAAGATAGTACATCATGGGGATGGAGAGACAAAGCAGATTCAAGAGGTCAAATATATGCACTTCATGATAATCACATTACGGCGGTGCTGTTGGGTGGCCATCGTGGCAATGGCGTGCACGCAGGTTCTCGTGCCTCGGTTTGGAACTACTATGTTTGGAACTCGAACTGGCTCATTGGTGTGCGTCTGTCGTGTGCCCACATGGAACTTGTGTAGAGTGAGCGGAAGCGAACGATGAATGATTCTAAGAATTTGATTATTATTGAAAAGTATGAAAGCTTTTTAAATTACATCTACCCTCATTTACAACATATACCGAGGAAACATGGAATTTTAAAAGAAAGAATTATTTTAATAGTTTTTGAACAAACAGAATTATTTTACAAAGCTATAAAATCTAACCAAAAAAGTAAACTATATGAAGCAGATGCAAATTTAGCAAGTATTAGATACTACCTTAGATTTTTAGCTGATGAAAAAAGAAAACTTATAAGTCAAAAGCAACACAATACTGCTGGTGTAAAACTAGCAGAAGTTGGTAAGATTTTAAATAGTTGGATAAAAAAATGAGTTTATGGGCGAGTAAGATTACAGCGGTGCTATTGGGTGGCAATCGTGGCAATGGCGTGAACGCAGGTTCTCGTGCCTCGAATTGGAACAACTATGTTTGGAACTCGAACTGGAACATTGGTGTGCGTCTGTCGTGTGAGTATAAGATATGGATATTGCTCTCATATATAGTTACGGCTTATATGGAGCGACCTTATAAAATATGGTCAGCTTACTTGTCCAGCGAAAGCAAATACATTGAGAGGTCTGTAAAAGTTGGAGTAGCTTTAATAGTGAAAGAACAAGACAGCATTAAAAGGTATATAGTGGGTAAAAAATACAAGATATTATTTGAAAAGATAATTGATATAGATAACTTAAGATTAGCATATAAAAAAGCTTTAAAAGGTGGCAATAGATATACAACTAGTCATCTAAAGTTTAAAGAGAACTTAGAGGCAAATTTATCTCTACTACAGGCACAGCTTGAGAGTGGAGTATATAGACATGGAAACTATCATACATTTCTTGTATATGAGCCTAAAGAGAGATTAATTGCATCACTTCCATTTAGAGATAGAGTAGCACAACATGCTATCAACAATATTGTTGAGCCTATTTTTGAGAGCATGTTTTACTCAACATCTTATGCTTGTAGAAGCAATAAAGGCACACATAAAGGTGTTAAAGCCGTTCAAGCTAAGATAAGAAAATTAGATAATGATGGAAGTGTGTATTATCTAAAGATGGACTTTAGTAAGTATTTTCATTCTATAAATACGGATATATTATTTAGAGAAATATCTAAAAAAATTAGTGATGTAAAAGTGCTTAATCTTCTTAAAGGGTTTGTTAGTATTGACTCTAAGGGTATCCCTATTGGAAACTTACTTAGTCAATTATTTGCAAATATATATGGACATATCTTTGATAGATTTGTTAAAACAAAACTAAAAGCTAGATACTACTTTAGATATATGGACGACACGGTTATCTTAAGTAACTGTAAAAAAGAACTTGTTTTGTATCAACAGAAACTATACTTATTTATAAAGTTATTTATGAAATTAAAGTTTAGTAAGTGGTATATAAATGCAATATCTAAACCTTTAAACTTTTTAGGTTATAGGATTTCACAAAATTATAAACTCATAAGAAAAGATAGTGTTGTTCGTGCAAAGCGAAAGATAAAAAGATATAAAAAAATAGATGATGTACTAAGTTTAAAGCTATTTCTAGCTTCATGGCGTGGACACTTACGAAGTGCCGATAGTTGGAACTTAGTTAAATTTATAAACAAAGAGGAGCAATTATGCAAGATGAAATTAGCGTTAAGCCGTTAGTAGATGTATTAAGTGAACAGTTGGGTAAAACTATTGTAATGAGAGGGAGTGAATATGTAGATTTAGTAACTCTTAGTACTTTAAGTCAAAGTGATGTGGATGAGGCTTTAGCTGAACAGCAAAGACTTTTAGATGTTGATATATTAGCATTACAACAAGATGGGTTTAACAATGCAATTCAAAAACACTTAGACACGCAAGCACAAAGTCTTAGATATGACAACATAAATGCTATTGGTAAGTATGTTGGTTATGCGAACGACTTTCAAGCTGAAGCTGAAGCACTGGGTGCTTGGGCTAGTTCTTGTTGGAAAGTTGCTGGAGAGATTGAAGCAGATGTAAAAGCTGGGAATATAGATATGCCTACAGTTGATACAGTATTGGCAGAATTGCCAGATTATGAATAGTAGAAATTATGACAAAGCAAGAGATGATAGCTAAGTTTGAAGATGATACAAGTAAGAGGAGTAGGATAATGCGTCTACTCCTCGTCCTTGACCAACTAGGGAATGTAGTATTTTTTAACGGAAGTCAAGATGAAACTATATCAAGCCATATCGGAAGAACAGGTAAAGCTAAGTGGCTATGTAAGATTTTACAAAAATTAGAGAGTAAACATTGCTTAAAGAGCTTGGGAGAATAAAATATGACAGATGATGTAATGAAAGACTTAGTTACTAAGCATGATGCAACTATAACACAGTTAGTTGCTAGTGTTGAGCATCTAGTTAGTTCACAAGCTGAGACAAATACACAGCTAAAAGATATCAGTAAGTACTTAGCTAAACAAGCAGTATTTAGTACTCGATTTGACAGTATGGACAAAGAACTTACTGATAGCTTTAAGAGGGTACATCGTCGTATTGATGAGATTGATGATATACAAAAGAATGAGAGCGGTTGCAATAGCGTGAGACTACTAACCAAAGATATAGAATCACTAACTAAAGACACTATCAGACTTGTAGGGCTTAGTGAAGACCATAGACTAAGTATAGAAGCACTCCAAAAAGTTCAGAGTAACTACCCAAGTTCTGGAGCTATTAGATGGGGTGTAGGTATAGTAATACTTTATGTTGTAACATTTGGAACTTATGTAGTTCAATCGTTAAACATATTATCTAATACAGAAGTAAAGATTACGGCTCTTGTAGAAAGAGACATAGTAGACATAGATAGATTAACAATAAAAGTAGAAAAATTAGTAGATAAAATGATGAAGGATAAATAATGGGTGCCAAGTTTAAAGATGCAATAAATAAAACTTTGATTAGTGAGGGTGGTTATGTAAATGATCCACAAGATAGAGGTGGTGAGACAAACTTTGGAATCTCAAAGAGAGCTTACCCAGATGTAGATATAAAAAATCTAACAGTAGCTGGTGCAAAAGAGATTTATAAGCGTGACTACTGGGATAGAGTTAGAGCTGATGAGATAAACTCACAAGAGATAGCAAATGGGTTATTTGATACAGCAGTAAACATGGGTGTTCGTACTGCATCTAAACTACTTCAAGCTTGTGTAGATGCTCATCCTGATGGAATAATTGGCAATGTGAGTATACAAAAGATAAATAGCATGGATACTGAAACATTGTTGCTGAGATTTAAGATAAGCAAAATAGCTAGATATACATACTTAGCTAAGAAACGACCAGCAAATCGTAAATATCTGCTAGGTTGGATAAATAGAGCGTTGGAGGCTTAAGATGGGATTTTTTGATTTTTTAGGAAGTGGAATAGTTGAGAGTGTTGGAAAAGTTGCAGATGAACTGATAACTTCTGATGAAGAACGCATGGAAAAAGATAATGAGAAATTAAAAACAAAACTTTCATTTGAAAATGAGATGGCTAAAAATGATTTAGCTTATGAAGGGGAACTCACTAAAAGACTTCAAAGCGACAATCGAGGTAACTTTTTAACAAAGAGTGCTAGACCTATTACTCTTTACTTGATGCTTGGCTTGATTGGTATCATGGTTTTTGGAAATATGTTTGGCATAGTAATAGATGATAAATACATAGATATGGTTCAGATACTAGCTATGACTGTTTTTTCATTTTATTTTGGTGGTAAAAGTATAGAAGCTTTTAAACATGGAAAAGTTTTATGAAGAAAAATAATAAACTTGCCAGTGTTGCAGTTGCAAAAGCTAGAGAACTACAAACTCTTATAGATACTTTAAATAGTACTACTGTTGGTGGGCTTAGTGATAGAATTGATGAAAATAATTTAGCTATTGCTCAACTTCAACAAGTTAATACCTCTACAAATGAGACTATTAATGTTTTAATCAATAAACTTAATGCACTTGTTTCATTATTTGGAATTGAGTTTGACTCTGATGAAAAAATAACTAGTGAAGATTATCTATCTCATACTCATTCATATGAAGATGCAACAATAAACGATACTACTGATGGAACTGGCGAAGAATCAGTTACCACAAAAACAACACAAGGGGTTAATTAATGGCTATTGTAACCACAGATTTAGAAACTATCTATAATGAGTTTTTAACAAAAGGTATAGAGCAGTTGGCGCAACTGCAAAAAGACACTCAGATGGAAGATGAACAATTTGCATCTGCTAGTAGCAGTGTTATTATTGGAGCTATGGCGAATAGTGCCAAAGCGTTAGAGGTGTTAAAAAGAAATGAGCTTATGGATAAGCAAATACAAACTGAGGTTAATAAAGCACTTGATGTGATAAGCTCAACTGCAGTTCGTGATGCTCAGTCCGCACAAGATATTATAAATAAACAAGCTCAAAAGATTTTAATAGATAAGCAAGTTTTAAAGCTTGTTGAGGATACATTGTTTACAGCTCAACAAAAAGCGGAACTGATTCGTTCTGTTGATTTTAACAACAAGATTAAAGCACTTGACAGCTATGCTGATATGATTGGTACTATGGGTGCTGGTGGGTTGATAGTAAGTTCCAATATGTGGAGTACTCTATTTAAAATGATAAATGATTTAAACAATGCAGCTACTATACCAGAATCAACTACTGTTGTTAAGGCTTAGGACAATATGAGTGATTTAGTTTACCAACCAGCAGGAGGAGATGCTGGTTTTAGTGTAGTTGGTGGAGGAAGTGGAAGTGACTGGTTTGGGAATGGTCTTCCAGCAGATGGTGGCTCTCGAACTACATCTACTGGAAGCAGAACTCAAACGGATATAACTACCGTAGATTATTTGATAGATAATGCTGGAAGTAACCTCGGCAGCTTAGATAACCCTTACGATAAAACAGTACAGACAGGAACAAAACATATAGATATATATATCCCTATATGTGGGAGAACTGGTTGTGTTATGAGATATAGCAGAACAATCCATGTTCCTATATATGGAGATAATCCAGCATATTATGAGTATGAAAATACATTAACAAAAGCTCAAACAGCAGTCTATAATGATGTTTACAATTTTTCATCAAGTAATTATTCGAGTGCATTATCTGATGCAACAAGCAATCTAAAAGAAAATTATGATAATGATAGATTTGGAGATATAAATAATATATCCAACTACTTAGATGATATGCAGTTTTTAGAGTCAAGTATATATGACTTACAACTTCAAGATGAGCTTACTTCTAATTATAATAGGATTAGTGATACTAATAATAGTTCTTTAATCCAAGACCAAAAAGAAGAATTATCTAACTTGCAATCTGAGTATAATAAGCTAACTGCTGAATATGATAATAAAAAATTCCAAGATACTTTAAAAGCATTACAAAATCAAAATAGGTCTAGTTCGAATTCATCAGATTGGGTTTGGGATTATAATTATATACAAGTACCAAACTATGAAAGCTTTAATGGTTATTCAATATCTTACAATCAAGATATAAGGTCTAGCCTTGTTTTAAATACAACTAATGAACTAAATAGATGGATGGCTGGAGGGGACTTGTACGACGCTCCTCGTGCTGGGGATGTTTTGTTTAATCCTATTGGAGATATGAACACTGTAAAGTTCTTAGGATTGCAAAACAAAAACTTTACACCTAATCTAAATATAGCTTTTGCTAACCCTGATGTATATAAATCATTAGGGATAAATGCTGGAGATGACAATTTCTCAGTATTGTAAAAAAACTTAAAACTACCAAATAGACATACCACTTAACCCATTTTTTCTCACTACAATACTTAAAATAAAATGAAGTATAAGGATACAAAATGGGAAAAGAAAATACAGAGGTAGCAACTGAGATGGAAGATATATTGGGTTTTAAAAAAGAAGAAGAGAATATAGTTGATGACAAAACTATATCTGATGATAAAAAACCTGATGATAAAAAAGAAGAAACTCCACCAGCACCTGTAACAAAAACAACTCCAGTTACGGATGAACAAATCAGCATAAATCAAGAGATAGCTAAGATTGATGTAAAGATAACAGAACTTGAAAAAGAGACTGTTGATACAGATGATTTTTATGCAAATATTGAAGCTGAACTTAGTGAAGATGAACAAGCTTTAGAGTTTAGCGATAAACCAGCATATATGAAACTTGTGAATGCTAAGGCAAAAGAGTATGAAACAAAGCACTCTAAAGCAACTGAGATACAATCTCTTAAAGATACTAAAAAAGAGATGGAGAGTGTTTACGCTAGACAAAGTGCCATCGTTGAAGTTAGTACAGAATTTCCTGAGTATGATCATGAAAAAGTTTTAAGTTTTTTTAATGATGATTTAACAAAAAACCAACAACAAGCTATCTATGATGAGTCTACTTCTTATACTGATGTATATAAAAAAGCTTATCAGAAGTATGTAGAGAGTAATCCTAAAAACATAAAACAAACCCCTGCTCCAGCTATACCAGATGTGAACAATGTAACTAAAGTCGTTCCATCGGATAATGATACGGATGATGGACTAAAAAGTGAAGACCAACAACTTCGTGATGCGATGGGTCTTTAAACTAAATAATGGAGAACAAGATGGATGAAAAAATAGTAGCTAAACCAACTAAGCGTGATGAATGGGAAATCAAAGATGATTTAAGAGCAGTTAAAAGAGCTTTGGCAGTTTTTAAAGATAAAGATAGACTTAAAGATGTTCAAGACTTAATCAAAGAAAAAAAAGAGGTTGAGACTGAACTTGATGCTATTGCAGAGGGTAATCTAAAAGAAGCTTTAGGTCTTTAAAAAGTATGTTCCTACCTTAAGTAAGGTAGTAAGAAGAGAACTCGCCAACCCTAACGGTATCCTCTTTTCTTACTATCTTACTTAGGGTAGGCACAAATAAAAAATGTCATCAATTACATTGACATAAAAAAACAAGGAAATAACATGGGTGTTTTTAATGGAATGTCAGCTGTAGATTTTTTATCTGATGCTGATACAAGAGTTTCTTATAGTAAAGCTATAACAAAAGAAGTTACAAGAAAGTCGAAGGTTAAACCTTTTATTGCTACAAGTGAAAATGATACTACAAGTATTGTAAAAGTTGCTCTTAAAACGGCAGAGATGGGTTCAGTAGTTGGTGTTGAGATGGAAGACTCTCTTATTGAGAGTGGAGCTGTTGGAAATGTAGACTTTTCAGCAAGTGGTGAAGAGCTTAAAAATATTAAGCAATTTATCAAAATTGATAGATTTCAACATAAAGTTCCCTCAACTCAAAATATTGTAACTCAAAGAAAAGCTGATAGCTTTAAATCAAGTGCAAAAACTCGTCTAGGTAACTGGGGTACTATGAAGTTTGATAAAATCTTCTTTTCTGCTATGAGTGCTGATTGTACAAACATTGTTGCAAGTGGTCATCATGAAGATGCTACTACTTCAAATATAACAAAAGCTGATGTTCTTACAACTGCTGATGTTGAAGAAGCAAAAAGAAGAGCATTGCTTGGTGTTGATTCTCAAGGTAATGGAGTTCCACCGCTTATACCTGTTAAAACTTCTCAAGAAGAAAACATGGGTTATTATGAAGAGGTTGAATACTTTGTAATGTTTGTTGGAACTAACACAGCTCGTAACATCAAAAATGATGCTAACTGGGATGCTGCTAGAAAAGATGCACTAGAGCGTGGTAAAACAAACCCTATCTTTAGCGGTGCGTTAGGTTTTTGGGATGGTGTTCTTTTACTTGATGTAAAAACAGATACAGAGCGTCAATCTGGTGTACTTACTTCTAAGTCTAAATTTGTTGGTTTTGGAAATGTTAAGACTTCTGATTTAACTATTTATGCTGGTGATGGCGGACAAGAAACTGAAATCAACTTACTTGTTGGTGCTGGTGCATGTCATGTTGTTGTAGATCAAGGTATTGCTTATTATGATTGGGCTGATGAAAAAGACCCTCGTAGAATGAATACTGGTATCGATCGAGTGTATGGTCTTGCTAAAACAAAGTATGAAGCAAGTGCTAATGATGGTATCTTAGAAGATAGTATCTTTGATGGAAAAGATTATGGTGTTGTAGCTGTAGTTTCATCTACTGGTTTATAAGGGTAAAAAATGGCTATTACAGTTAAAAGAAAAAATCGTGAAATTCGTGACAGTGGTGTTATCACTACTGTCGTTACTGGTGCTAATGTTGGTCAAACTCTTGACTTTATGGGTATTGCTGATGGGTTTAGAGTTGTTGGAGTAAATGTAACTGTTGAAGAGGCATTTGCAAATGATAACAACACTATTGCTATTGGTTTAGAGGGTGACTACAATCGTTTTATAACTGCAACTGCTGTTAATGCAGTTAAAGGTATTGGGTTTAATAACCGTCAGTTTTCTGCATCTGCTCCTACGGCTATTGTTGCTGATATCGTTGGAGATGCTAGTGCTACGGGTAAGGCAATCATTACAGTAGAGTATGTAAAGCTTCCTGTATCTAAGCAAGAGTACTAGGCTAAAGTTATGGCTAAAGTACACTTCGCACCAAATAGTGCTATAAAGTATGTTGGGGCTAAGTCTAAAGAGTTTGTAACTTCTTTGGCTCGTCCTAAGCCTAGACTAAAAAAAGGTGACATAGTTATTGTTGATAAAAAAACAGCATTTAATCTTGTTACTAAAGGTTTTGGAGATTTTGAAAATGTAGAAGCGATAGAATTTGTAAAAAATGATGTAGCTACTTCAAATGAAATAACTCTTTTAAAAGCTGAAAATGAAGAACTTAAAAAAGAACTAGCTGAAGCGTTAGAACTTTTAGTAGCTGAAACTCCAGAGTCTAAGAAATAATCATGAAAGCAAAAGACTTCATACTACAAGTTCGTGCAGATTTGCAAGAAAAATCAGAACATTGGAAAGATGAAGAGTTGCTAATCAAATTGCAAAGAAGCTATATGTCTTTGCAGTTTGACTTACCTTTTTTTATAACTAAAGATACTTTAGCTATAAAAAAAGATATAAGCCAATATCAACTACCTTTTAAAGTTTTAAAAAATGTAAGCCTATATGTTGATGACAAAAAATATGAATACAATGATATTGAGAACTTTCATATAACACTAAAAGATAGACAATATACTTTTGATGAAGATGTACTACTTCTTAACAATATACCTGTAAAAGATACAGAGGCAAAAATAGTATATATGTATGAAAAACAATTGCATACCATGAACTGTGAAATCGGTATACCCTTAAACTATCATAAAGCTTTAAGGCTTATGTTTTTAAGTGAGATACACGAAAAACCAACTAGAAACACAAAAGATAGAAACTTAAATACTCACTACTTAAAACTTTATGCACTAGAAGTAAACAAGCTTAAGCTTGGCAAAAAAGTAAGACCTGTAAATATAACATCAGAATTTCAAAGGATTTAACTATGGCATGGACAACAAGAGATACAGCACTAACGATAGGAGGAGTTGGTTCACTGGCTTCTGCATGGGGTCAGTATAAAACAGATAAAGAGAGAAATAGACTTATCAACAAACAGATGGCATATGATAAAGAGCGTAATGATAAAGCAGATGCAAAGTTAAATCAAGCTCAAGATAATCTTGATGATGCTTTTTCGGATAGTGACTTCAATGTTAAAAAGAAAAAGAAAAAAATCGGCGATGTAACAGTAGATGATACAACAACAGTAGTATAAGGCTAAAAGATGTTTGAAGATACAGTTATACTTACTGATTGGCTTAGAGAGTCATCGCGCCATTTTAAAGAAACTAAAGCATTTAGCAGAAAAGTCCGTGAGTACTATAACGGCGACCAACTTGACAATACTATAAAAAATATATTAGCAAATCGTGGACAGCCAGAATCTTATGAAAATCAAATAGCGAAGCACAATAACTCTATACTAGGCTTCAAACAAGAAAGACAAATAGATATAAAACTATTTGGAAGACAACAAGCCGATAAGACTGGTGCAGATATGTTAAATGCTCTTTTAAAAGCGATTATGCAAGTTAGTGACTTTGAAGATGAGCAAGAAGAACTTGATGATGAACTAAGCATAGAGGGTGTAGCGATAGCTGAACTAAGCATAAGTGCTAGTGGAGAGTACGATATATTTAATCGTGAGCATAAAGACTTAGATATAAAACAAGTACCATCTGCGGAAGTATTTCTTGACCCATTTTCCCGCGGGAAAAATTATAATGATGATGCTAGATATATAACTAGATGTTTTTGGATTGATGAAGATGATTTAGAATCACTTGGTTTTAATGAAGAAAAAATAAATCAGCTAAGTACTTCAAACTTTATATCAGATATGGTTGATGATGACTTGTATGCAGATGAAACAGTTAGAAAAAGAGTACTTCTCGCATATACATGGTATAGAAAATGGGATAAAGAGTCAAAGAAGAATAAGTATTATTATTGTTTTTGGAGTGATAACACTATCTTGATGCAAGATGAAACACCTTTTAACTTTGATGGGTTTCCTTATGAAGTTGAGTTTTTAAAGCGTGATTTTAGTGGTACGATTAAGTACTGGGGTTTATATAAAGACATTATGCCTTTACAAGATAACATCAACTATGCAAAGCTTAGACTTCAAAATATGCTCGGTAACAATAAAACATATATAAATAAATCTGCATTAGTAGATGAAGATATAGTACAGTTCAATGCTGAAAACTCTGTTGATGATGCTACTATAATGGTTGAAGATATAAACGGAATAAAAGATATAAAACGCAATGCTCAAATACAGCAAATACTAAATACTATCATAGATACTCGTAACCAGATAAGTGAACTACTTAACTCAAACAAAGAGATGCTTGGAACTGCAAACAATCGTATGAGTGGAGTAGGACAAGAGCAACGAATAAGTACAGGACTCGTTGGGCTATCAAGATTTATGAAGTCCGCAGATAGACTTCAAAAGCGAATCATTAAAAAGAGTATAAAGTTTATAGAACAGTATTATGATACTCAAAGAGTTGTGAGTATCATAGATGAAGATTATACTCAAGAGTTTATCACTATGAATGAAGCTAAAACCAATGAACATGGTTCGTATGAGTTTGATATGCTAGATAGTGGTCTACTGAAGCCAAAAGTTACAAATGAGATACAAGTAGGCAAATATGACTTAGTATTTACTGCTAAACCTAAATCTAGTTCTATGAGCGCAGAGAGACTTAGACATAATGTAGAGCTTTTAAAAGTACTACAAAGTACAGACCCTGAGCTTGTTAAGTATCTTGTGCCTGAGATACTTAAAGATAGTGACTCTCCTAGTGCTAAGAAAATAAGATCTATCATAGAACAAAGAGATGAGATGGCTAAGAACTCTCCAGAAGCTGATGCAAACGCTCAAATGCAACAGCAAATAGAGAACTTAAATATGCAACTAAAGCATTCTCAAACAAATCTTAATAATGCTAAGGCTAAAGCTATGTTAGATAAAAATAAAATAGATTTACAAAAAGCTTTTAGCAATTCACTTATAGCTAAACAAAATCTTCAAACTAAAAAAGATAAAAATCAACTTGACGCACTTAAAGGAGTAAGATAATGGGATGGTATGACGCATATAGAAAAGACAACGCAACTGCAGCGGTTTTAAATACTATAACAAGTGATAGTGGAAGTGCTGGTAAAAACTTTGGAGATGCTTTTGTGGACTTCTCAAAAAGTTTAATGGATAGTGAAGATGCTAAGGATAAGTCCAAATTAGTAGGACTTCAAGCTACTAATGAGCAAAACAAGCTAGATACATTTACTGAAACAAAAAAACAAAACAAAATAGATGACGCATTTAAAAAAGATTTTAATTTTGATTCTAAAAATATACAATATCAAAAAGATTTACTTGAGTTTGAAAAACCTGATGGAACTTTTGATAGTGATGTAAGTAACAGTGCTTTAGAATATGCAAACAATAAAATACAACTTAATGAAAAGGTAGCTCAACAAAAGTTTAATGATGAAGCGTTAGAGCAGTCTGTAGTAAAACCATATAAAAACATGCAAAAGTTTGTTGAGTCAAACCCTGACTTAGTTAAAAATGCTGATGGTGTAACTATGTCAAAGATAGAAAATTATTTTGCTGGTAAAGATAAAACTCTAGCAACTCTTAGTGCAAAAGAAAAAGATATTAAACAGGCTACTGCTTTAACTAAGCTTGAGGCTAGGTTAAACCAGTCAAGCACTAAAAACTCTAAAGCAGATAAGCCACTAAGTTTACAAGCTCAAAGTGTTCTTAAAAAACTTATAGATAACGACAACTATAAACTAGATGAGAAGGGTAAACCAGAAATAGATGATGATGGAAATATGATATTAAAAGATGATATATCTCCAGCTAAAAATGATTTTATGGTTAATGCTATCAATAAGTATATGGTAACAGCTGGTAGTGATAAGAACTATAAAAATGCTAGAGCTTTTGCTATGCAATCATGGGATGCTTTACCTCAAGACTCTAATGAGAAAAACCTTGAACAAGAGTACTTAACTAAAAAAGAAAAAGATAGTAAAAATATGTTTGAAAATGTGTATGATTACTTTGCTGGAGATGGCAAAAAAGTACCTGACACTAAAGCAGATACTAAAGCTCCATCTATATTTGAAGAGTTTAAAAAGAATAAAGAACTATAGGTTTATCTATAAGTTCTATCTCTATCTTTAAGTGTTGCTCTCATGAAGTGGTAGCTTATGGATAGATAGTAACTATCCCAATCATTGTCGTGTGAGTACAAAAAAGATGTTTCAAAATTATCATTTAAAAAATTTGGTTGATATGAAACTCCAAGAGTATAAAAATCAGAGCTTATGTCACTACCGCCTACATCGCTAATATACTCCGCCTTTAATTTTATATTTTCTAAGATATACCATGAAACTCCCAATGAACAATCTACATAACTATCATCTGCTAACTCCACAAAGGTATTATAATCTTGATGTTTAATATCCAAATCCATAGTATAATGATTCAATGAACCATCAAAAGTAAAATTAGCAAGGTAATACTCAACATAGGTAAAAACTGTTTTAGTAGTTATATCAAAGTTTACATCATCTGTGTCTACTCCACTTACAGCATAAGAAAAACCAACTCCAAATTTTCCTATATTTTTATCTCTTAAAAATATATCAGACGATAAGCCTTTATAGTCTGATTTTATATCTTGGTTTGTTTTATCTTTACTATAAAAAGCATCTAAACTAAGTCCCACATAAGTACTTATAGGAATATTTATATCTCCAAATACACCATAGCCTTTTGAGTCTAGGTTATCTGAGAACTCATCATAGTGTACTCCAGTACCTACTGAGTAGTTTAGCTCTTTTACTGCTTCACCTGCTGAGGCAATAGAGCCAAGAGCTAGTATGAATATTAATATTTTTATCATTGTGTTTACACCTTTGTTGTTATATATACTTCTATATTTATACATATTGTACTATATTTTTTTACTTGTGTTTGAAATATTGTTTTAAATTTGGTATAATATTAATTCAAACAAAAAGATGTGGACTCCAAATTCTACTTAGTTTCTAAGTTCACCCAATAGAGGTTTCCAAAGATTTAATCTTTTGGAGAGTTTGCCCCATCTTTGCTTTGAATCTTATCTATCTTATAGACACTCAAAACTCCATCAGAATTTATATCTTTAAAAAGTATTAGTTTGTATTTCTCACAATTATTTTTATTGTAAATAAAACCATATTTATTTGAATCTTCATTAAACTTTATAAGTTGTTGATTTTTACTTAACGATTTATTTTTCTTTTTAAATCTAGCCTCAATACTTTTTATATCTGCTCTAAGTTTATAAAGTCTTTGAAGATAAACAGCATTAATTTTATCATCTGTTGCTAATAAAATCTCTTCTTGTGTCACGCTTATTTATCCCCACAATCAAAATAAGGTTTCATAGTTTATGCCATCTTATCTATATTTTTTGCCGATTATGACTTATCTTTCTTCCTTGATATATTGATGTTGGAGGTTTAACGCAAGGCGACTCATAGTTCATCCATTTAAGTGGTTCTGCATTTACTATTCCAATAGACAAAAGAAATAAAAGGATAATTGTTTTAATCATTACACCAATCAATCTTAGTACCACCATCATACTCAACCGCAAGATTATTTTTAAGTAATTCATTTGCTATGGATATATTATCTATATATACATCAGCAATCAATCTAAAGTATTTCCCTCTTTTAATATTCTTAAGTTCTATGAGTTCTGCATTTCGTAAAAGTGATACCGTTAATCGTTTAGCTTTTCTAGCTAATAGTTTTTCCTGCTCACACTTCCCCCTCATTTCTGGAGTGTCAATTCCTCTTATTCTAATTGATATGCGATGACCAACTATCTTTGGAAAATCTTTTATATTAGCTCTAAAAGTATCCCCATCATAAATACTTGTAATTTTTTCTATTATTGCATTTCCGTACTTAATATCTTTTAGAGATTGAGCATTTAGAGTGGCAAATAAGGCTACAAATGTAATGATTAGTTTATGTATTTTAGTTTTCAAAATTTACCTTTGTGCTACTATTGATAGGAATATACCAAATGCAAAAAAACTTGTACTAATCCCCATTGAACAAAATAATCGTTCGAGATATAATGTTTTTGTATTTAAAAATCCATCTACAGAAAGTTTAATAGGTGCTGTTATTAACATAAAAGGTAATAATAAAAACATAGCGATTGTAAAAAAAATATTATTCTGAATATTTGTACAATCCTTGTCATCTATAAAACTAAGTGATGTTGCTATGATAGATGGGAAGATTATAATACTAAGCGTATAAATTTCAGTATTTATGACTATATCTTTAAAAGAATATAAAGTTAATGCTACAAATAAAAAGATTGATAAATAAACAATAATAAGATTTATTGTGCATTCTTTATTAATTTGCATTATTTTTCTCCACAATCAAAATAAGGTTTCATAGTCTCTGCCACTTTATCTATATCTTTTGCTTTGATGTAGTTTTGTAGCCATGATTTTACCCAAGGGGGTACAGGTCTATT